GTCCTCCCATCTTTCGATAGAAGGATGCAGGGGTCTTTACAGACCCCCAACGCCGACTTTACAATCGGCGGGGAATGTCATTACGACGCCCATGGTCTGAAGCGCCGCTACAACGTTCCCTTTTTGTAGCCTAGGATGGAAACAGCACCCCCTCGGGGAGATAGCACCTAGTAAAACCCTTCCAAATATGAAGTACAAACCTACCAAACTAAATGAATTTACTAAAGCTTTCGCTAATAGTCTTTCAACAAAGTTGTTCGGTTCGGACGTTCTCTTTACTGACTACGAGCATTTATTCTCGAAGATCAGAGTCTATGAGCAAAGCCGAGGCGGTCTGGATACAATAAAGAGACTAAAAGAAATAAGAGTCTCAATATATAACCACATCGCTGGCAGGATGATTTCCTCAGACTCCTGTGCTCTCTATAAATCTGGTTTACCTAAGGCCCTAGGGCCCAAGGTAAGCAGTAAGATTGCAGAAGGAAACCTAGACTACATCAGGGCCACATTAACGGTCCTGCTGTATTCTAGGATGATCGACGAATGGAAGGAACCAGATATTTCCACAATCGTGGAGGGCCCAAAATATTCATCCCAAATAAGGGAGGAGTATAAATTGAGGCTCGACGCAGTGGTAGATATATTGGTTAACAAACCACTTATCAAACCAGAGTGGGATAATCCCCATTTTACTACAAAGAACTCGCCGCAGGGAAACGCCATGTTGTCTCTAAGGAATGAGTTATCCGTGGTCACGAAAGATGAGAAAATGTTCTCATCTATCAAGACTATCGGTGGCCCTTCCCTATCAAGATACATGGAGCTATTCTCTAAATCACCAGAGTACATCACAATACACCAGGAACCGAAGGAGGAAAAGATTTCCCGACTGAGGTCCATTGGGGTAGTGAAGGATACTGAAGGTAAGTCTAGAGTAATAGCCATGGCTGACTATTGGTCTCAAACCTGCCTTAAGCCATTACACACCCAGTTACTGGGAGTGTTAAAGGGTATAAGGTCAGATGTGACTTTTGGTCAGGACATCGCCCCTTTCGGTCGATCTGGAGAGCTTTACTGGTCCTTTGACCTTACCGCCGCAACAGATCGTCTTCCTATATTTCTATATGAGGACATACTGTCAAAGCTGTACGGGAAAGAATTCCAGGAAGCTTGGAGCCACCTAATGATTGGTAAGGAATTCCATTGGAAGTCTGGCCATGTGAAATACATGACGGGGCAACCAATGGGGCTTTACTCATCCTGGGCACTCCTAGCTCTCGCACACCATGCCATCGTCCAATTTTCTGCCCTTAAAATTGGTTTTAAACAATTTTGGGATTACAGAATATTGGGAGACGACATAGTTATCAGAAACGATCTGGTCGCGCATTCCTACGCGGAAACACTCAAAGCCCTCGGGGTTGGGATATCTTCGCAGAAAACACTGGTATCAAAAGATACCTTTGAATTTGCGAAGAGACTCTTCACCAAAGGACAAGAGGTTACCGGCTTCCCTTTGAACGGTTGGATATCCACAAAAGATAAGTGGATAGATCAAGCGAACATAGTGGAAACTGCTATCCGTAGAGGTTATGCTGAATCACAGCTAGTAAATATGGACAACCTAGTAGAGATGATGAGATTTACTGGAAAGAATTATAACTTGCGTTATAAGCTCTCCAGAAATATCATGACACAGATGACAGTGACTGGGACCAACAACGAGCTACTCGCGAGAGTAGGCCGGTATTGGGGCCATGAACTGTCTTGTGTAACCTCTACTGGCACATTCAGGTCTTATATAAACTCTGAATATGCCCGCCTGGCCAACGTGGCATTGATCAAAACAATGGAGGAAACCTGTAAAATCATCAGGAAATGCCTACCTGATGATAAAGAAATACAGGCTACCTCTAACGTTAGAGCAATGTCTTGGCTCGTACCCGATAGGGTCAGGGTCAAGTCAAACATATTACACGAACCTTATGTGCAATCTGTTTGTTCTGTTCTTCACAGCTCAATTCAACACTTCAATGACATAGAAGATAGATATTCCAACATGGGAGTATTCACCACGTTGGAACAATTTATCAACTACATCAAAGAGATTGATTTGAGAGTTCCGAGCATACAAGTCCGAGATCCCTCAAGACGATCGGAAAGGGCGTACTCAGTAACCGCATCACTGTCCGTGAGGTCAGTGATGGGAAGCCGAGAACGTCCAACGAGGTAGATTTTGCTACCTTCATACAACCTACATTAAATATCTACAGCAACGGGTAAATCCCGTGACCATAGTTGTAGACTATATTCCTCTGCCAATTCG